GCGATCAACGCCAGTATCCACCAGAGCTCAGTCGGGGTCTCACGTTTCATGGTCGGTCTCCAAAAAGCAAAAAGCCCCGGCTTCCGCCGGGGCTTTGTCATCAGGCCTTAATCAGCCATCCCCGTTGCACGGCGTACCCGACGAATTTCGGGCAGGCTCCGTGCGCTACCATTTCGGTCGCCGGGCATGCCCCGGCGCCGTTTTCCAGGGCACGCTGGATGGCCGTCCACCAGTGTGCATTGTTCGCGCTGGCAACCCTGTAGGGCTTACCGGGGTTCACCGTCAGTACCGGGCCCGTGGCAAGGGCAGGGGCAAGGGTCACCGGGCGCTTGGCCGTGGCGAAAGCACGCTGAGACGGGGTCAGCGCCTCAAAGGGTACGCCGTTATACACTGCGGGTACGGCCACCGTCGTGGCAGGTACCTCAACGGTCGTGGGGGCTTCTACGGTGGCCACGGTGGCCTCGGCCACGGGGGCCACGGGGGCCTCAACTACGGGGGCCACGGGGGCCGGGGTCTTCTTGCGTGATGCCATGATAGGCTTCCTTTACGCTGAGGGGCTAGTACCGGCCCCCTTTCGGTATGCCCTATTACCTAAGGCATGAGCCCATTGTGCCGAGGTTTTGCGTGTTTGCATACTAGGGCAAACCCTAATGAGGTTGGCACGCGGATTGCTAGGTGTCCGCGCACGCGCTCAGGCACGTGGTTACCATAGCGACGCTCCGCGCACCATTGGGGGAAACCCTTAGGTGGAAACCCTTAGGTAGAAACCCCTAGGTGGAAACCCCTAGGTGGAAACCCCTAGGTGGAAACCCCTAGGTGGAAACCCGTAAGGGTAAACCCCTAGGTAGAAACCCTATTAGGGTTTACCCTTAGGTAGAAACCCCTAGGGGCCCCAGACCGCGACGCCAAGAACCCCGAACCCAAAATCTAGCATTGTGGGGGTTAAGGGGCGTGTCCGTCTCCGCCCCTATGTGCGTGGCAAATTCGCCCAAGAAACGTTCTCCACTGAGCACCAAGAAACACAGCCCCGAGAACCAAGACCTACACATCAAGATAGAGAACACAGACCTAGATTTTCTGCTCAGTGGTCGATCGATCGAAATTTTTCAGCACCCTTGTGTTCCCCGCCCCGGTGGCGGTACACTAGGCTAGTCACCCCACACCTGGAGCCCCACATGCCCTGGACCATGGCAGACGCAGCCCGCCACACCAAGAAGGCTGACACCAAGCCCGAGCAGCGCCAGTGGTCTGCCGTTGCAAACTCCGTACTGAAGAAGACGAAGAACAAGGCCCGCGCCATTGCCAGTGCCAACGCAGTAGTCAAAAACCGTGGCAGCAACAGCAAATAAAGCGGTCTTTATCCCAGCTCGGCATAACGACTGGGACTGGGCGCAGGTCCAGTACGAGACCACTGACAAGCCCGTGGACCGTATCGCTGTGGAGATAGGGGTCACCCCCACGGCAGTCATCTCCCGTGCAAGCACCCGTGGCTGGACGCGGGACAAGGGTCAGCTCGTTGCCCGCATGACTGCGGAAATGATACTCGCCAACCGAGAGCGTCTGGCAGAGACCAAGGCCCGTGACCTGGAGGTGATTGAGCGCGTCAACGTGCAGATGCAGGCGCAGGTGCTGAGCACCCACCGCAAGGACATTTCCAGCGCCCGCAGCATGTGCAACAAGTTCTTTACCGAGCTGGGACATGAGGACGAGTTAGATCTTGACACCAAGAGCAAGGTGTTGAGCCGTCTGGCCGACAGTATGAAGACCCTCATGCTCCTCGAGCGGCAGGCATATGGTATTCAGGGCGTGTTTGAGGACACTGAAAAGCCTGCCCCCACCGCCCCCGAGCAGCAAGCTACCGACGCCGTGCTGAGCAAGTTTGCCGCCGTGCTGGCTAAGAACATGGGCGCTGTGGAGGTGGTGGACAATGACACCGGAAATTAAAGCCGCCCTGCTGGCCGCGCCGTTCCACAGCGTGGCTAACTTCTGGCGCATACTGGAGGCTGACCTGGGCCCCGCCGTTAAGCCCTGGCTGGCACAGAATGACAGGTACTACCTCCTGGTTGAGGTACTACACCGCGTTGACGCTATCCACCCCTGGCTGTACGCCCGGTGTAGGGAGGTGGAGTGCGCCCGTGACGGTTACCTTGACCTCTGGGCCCGCGAGCACTACAAGAGCACCATAATCACCTTTGCTGGTATTATTCAGGAGGTGATCAACGACCCCGAGATAACCATCGGCCTCTTCAGCCACACCAAGCCAATCGCCAAGGCGTTTCTGCGGCAGATACAGAAGGAGTTTGAGAACAACACGGACCTCCGTGGCCTGTTCCCCACCATATTCTGGCAAACGCCGGAGCGCGAGGCACCCAGTTGGTCACTGGACAATGGCATCACCGTCTGCCGCAAGAGCAACCCCAAGGAGAACACCATTGAGGCCCACGGCCTCGTAGACGGGCAGCCAACGTCAAAGCACTTTGCACTCATGGTGTATGACGACGTTGTCACTCGCGAGTCAGTCAGCACGCCGGAGCAGATCGCCAAGACCACCGAGGCCTGGGAACTCAGCGACAACCTGGGCACCGCCGGGGGGCGCAAGTGGCACATCGGCACCCGGTACAGCTACGCCGACACGTACGAGGAGATTATCAAGCGTAAGTCAGTAATCGTGCGCATGCACCCCGCCACTGACGACGGCACCATCACCGGCAAGCCCGTACTGTTTACCCAGGACACTTGGGACAAGAAGGTCCGCGACCAGGGCGAGGCTACCATCTCTTGCCAGATGTTGCAGAACCCGCTGGCAGGCCAGCAGCGCATGTTCAACGTGGAGGACCTCCGCACCTACGAGGTCCGCCCCGAGGTGATGAACGTCTACATCATGGTTGACCCCGCCCGCAGCAAGAAGAAGGGCTCCGCCAAGACCGCTATTGCCGTGGTAGGTGTTGACTACGCGCTGAACAAGTACCTACTGGACGGATTCAACCACAAGATGGACCTGCGCGAGCGCTGGACCCGCACCGCCCAGATGTACCACCGCTGGAAGCGTGCCCCCGGCGTGCAGAACATAAAAGTGGGCTACGAGGCATTTGGCGCTCAGGCTGACTTGGACTATTTTAGCGAGCAGATGCAGAAGCCCAACGAGGGCGGACACTTCCCCATTGAGGAACTGATGTGGCCCCGTGACAGCGAGGGCAGTAAGACTGACCGCGTGCAGCGCCTGGGCCCCGACATCCGTAGCCACCGCATCTATCTGCCCTACGACACTGAGGACGACAAGCTCACCACCACGCAGCGCAAGGCGCAGAACACCGGCTACACGCACCGCATTGCACGGCCAATCCGCCGCAAGGATGAGTCTAATCAGATCTACGACCTGAGCAAGGAACTACGGTTGCAGATACACTTCTTCCCCTTTGGGGGGAACAAAGACTTGGTGGACGCCCTGTCCCGCATCTACGACATGGAGCCCCACGCCCCCACGCTGCGGGAGGTGGGCTACATCGAGCCGGAGTTTGTGTAGTTCAATTTTGGGGGTATACTACGGCAATGGCGCGTCAACCAATCAACCGTGTAACCACGGGCACAATAAATTGGCAGCAGATGGTGGAGCGTGCTTGGGGCAGCGAGTTCTACGCTCCCGACCACGGTGCCTACGAGTTTGGGAACTCTCGCCAGTTCGACAGCACTGACCGCACCCGCTCCGGCATCTACGGGGTGCAGTACGTCGTGCCCTTAGAGTTTGATGAGGCTAACATGCCCCGCGTACCAGATATGGACACAACACTCATGGTCAGTGACGCCGCGAGCACTGAGTTACTGTACTTGTCGGAGCCTTGAAGCATGCGCATTAAAGACTTACCCGTTGCGGGCAGCGTCACCGCACAAGACTATTTTATAGTCGATCAAGCCACGCCCAGCGGTTCCGTAACGCGCAAGGCGCTGGTGTCTACGCTAGCGCCAGCGGCGGGTGCCATCAGTACACTAACATCGGTTGATGGTTCTGTAGCCATTACGGGCTCCGGTACTACGCGGAACCTGTCAGCTGCCTACACAACTGATGTTGTGGTGCTGGTGCGCAACACTACCGGCACCACGCTGACCAAGGGCACCGTGGTGTACATCACCGGAGCTACGGGCCAGACGTCCACGGTGTCGCGGGCGATTGCATCCAGTGATGCCACATCTGCCCAGACGCTTGG